TCATGGCCTAAGTAACGAGATAGGCCACATAGGACAATACACTTACTCATGGCAGGATATAGAAAATGGCTCTGACCAACTAAAAAGGCCGCAAGGTAAAAAGAAGAAAAAATGAGACAAGACTTCCACGTTTACGAGCACCTGCGTAAAACGGACGGGTCTGTCTTTTATGTTGGCAAGGGGCACGGCAGCAGGGCAACGCGGGAAACAAACCGCAATAGATATTGGCACAACATTGTTAACAAACACGGGTTTGATGTTAGGTTTGTAGTAACCAATCTAGACGAAGAGCTTGCTTTGCTTGCAGAGATTGAGCGCATAGATCAGCAAAAGAAACTTGGCACAAAACTCTGCAACTTAACGAATGGTGGCGAGGGTAGTACTGGATATGTTGCGACACCCGAAACGCGAGCCAAATTGTCTAAGGCTCATCTTGGGCGAAAAGTACCCAAATGGCAGCTGGAAAAGTATGCTGCTTTGCGTAAAGGCAAGCCAAAATCAGAAGAATGTAAGCGCAAAATATCTCAATCAAACAGCGGCAAGATAAGGTCTCAAGCGACAAAAGAGTTACTGTCTGATCTAAGAAGTTTTGCGGTTGTGTGTACAGAAACTGGGGTTGAGTACAAAAATGCCTATATTGCAGAGTCGCAAACGGGTATTACCAGATCAGGAATTAACAGGGTTTGCCGAGGCGAAAGAAAGACTGCTGGCGGCTACCATTGGAGATATAAATGAGTTTAAGCAATTATTCTGACCTCAAAACATCGGTCGCAAACTATCTGGGAAGAAGCGATCTAACTAGCGTCACTCCCGACTTTATTACGCTGGCAGAGATTCGTCTTGCTAGGCAGTTGCGGTTACGGCAGATGCTTAAAACCGTGACCTCAGCCACAACGGGAGGCGATAACACGGTTGGCCTTCCTGCGGACTTCTTAGCTATCCGTGACATCTACATAGACCAAAACCCACGAAGAACGCTGTCTTATTTATCTCCCTCGGCTTTTACAAGGGATGCCAGGGCCTCAGAGTCTGGTCTACCTAACTTCTACACCCAGAAGGGGTCAGAGCTGGAACTTGCTCCGATTCCTGATACTGCTTATACGTTGGTCATGCTTTACTACGCAAAACCCGCGGCACTATCAGACGCAAACACAAGCAACGAGTTTATGGCGGTCTGCCCAGATGCGCTTTTGTATGGTGCTTTGATAGAGGCAGAACCTTATCTTATGAACGATGCAAGACTGGCTGTGTGGACGCAGTTATACAGCAACGCAGTACAGAGTCTTGCGGAATCCGACAACACCTCAGAGTACGCAGGTGTCCCACTTACTATGTCCGTGACATCGAGGTAACTATGGCTGAACTATCTGACTTTCTGGAAAACAAACTTTTAGACCATGTTTTGCGTGGCACAAGCTACACCTCGCCCACCACGGTCTTTGTCGGTCTTTATACGTCTGATCCTGGTGACGACAACTCAGGCGCAGAGTGTACGGGCGGTGCTTATGCTCGGCAGATCCTATCTGTTACTACGGCCTCGGGTGGCATTGTGACCTCCTCTGCGGATGTGACCTTTCCCCAGGCTACGGACAACTGGGGAACCATCTCTCACATTGGCCTTTTAGACGCGGTAAGCTCTGGCAACCTTCTTATGCACACGGAGTTGACCACCAGCAAGACGATTACCGCGGGTGACGTACTTAAGATCAGTTCTGGCAGCCTGACAGCAAGCCTTGACTAATGCCTCTGACCCTAGAGCAGTTAGACCAATTTGGGTCGCTTGACTCTTTACCTTTTAGCTTAGATAACAACTGGACAGACGAGGGGGTCTGCGGGCCTTTTACTTTAGAAGGCTTAGATGCCTTTGGAAGCATAGATTCTCTAGGGTATAGCCTAGATGACGGTATTTGGCTGTCCACCACCACCTGTGCAAAGATCGCCTCTGCGGAGATCACAGGAACAGGGACGCTTACCGCTACTGCGGACTTTAGGCTGCCCATATTTATCTCTGGAAGCATTACAGGGGTTGGAACACTTACATCAGATGCCTTCTTAGAAAGACTGGCATCAGGGGCGATTACAGGCTTTGGTAGCCTATCTGCAAGCGTCTCTCGTATACAGACAGTAGAAGGGGCCATCTTAGGTTCTGGAAGCCTCTCAGCCTCTGTGCAGAGGGTTCAGTTCGTAGACGGGTCTATAACGGGTACAGGAAGCCTTACGGCGGGTGCGTTTAAGCAGCGGTTAGTCTCGGGTTCTATCACAGGGACAGGCTCACTATCTGCGCTTGCGGGCTTTACCGCAGAGGGTACGGCAGACATTACTGGGTCTGGTTCGCTTACGGCGGCGATCAATTTCATTGCAAGCATACAGGCCAAGGTACAGGGTGTAGGAACGATTATCTCCTCCTTGTATGTGTTTGGTGAGGAATGGTCGCAAGTCGGAGAAGACGCAAATACTTGGACACCTGCGCCAGTAGAGGCAAATACATGGTCTGCGGTCTCAGAAGGATCTAACACTTGGTCTTCTGTGGCTGCGGGTTCTAATACATGGACAACACAAGCGGTGGAATCTAGCACATGGCAATAAGCAAAGTTACGTTTACAGAGTGGTTGCCTGACCAGCCTGGTGTTGTCGGTGCGTTAACCAATGCCCAGAATGTATTCCCCAAGGCGGTTGGGTATGGTGCGTTCCCAGAGGAAGAGGATTACTCTCTTGCAGCAGACGAAACCTTAAACAGCGTGACTGCGGGCATAGACTCCTCTGGTAATACAAAGGTGATTGCAGGGGGGTCTACAAAACTCTTCCTGCTGGACTCCTCAGACCTGTCTTTGGATAACGTCTCTGGGACAACGTATAACAGTACGACCCGCTGGAAGTTTACCCAGTTCGGTGATTATCTTATTGCGGCAAACGGTCAGGACACGCTTCAGTACGCAGAGTTAAGCTCGACCATCTCCTTTCAAGACCTAGACGCTTCTGCGCCTACCGCAAGACTGGTGACGGTGGTTCGTGACTTTGTGGTGGCTGGCAATACAAATACCGCAAGCAACCAAGTCGTCTGGTCTGGAATCAACAACCCGAATACTTGGGGCAATACCGCAGTTACTCAAGCTGACAACCAGATCATCCCTGACGGTGGTGAAGTCCGAGGGATTACAGGTGGTGAATTTGGGCTAATACTGTTAGAGAAGTCAATCGTAAGAATGTCTTATGTTGGCTCCCCGATTATCTTTCAGTTCGATAACATTGCTAGAAATCTAGGGTGTTATGAGAGCAACTCTGTCGCGCAATGGCAGGGTGTAACGTACTGGCTTGCGGATGACGGGTTTTATGCCTGTAACGGTGAGACGATAGAAGCGATTGGTGCGGAGAAAGTTAACAGATACTTCTTTGACACGCTTCAGGAATCCACCATCGAAACCATGTCTGCGGCTGTAGACCCGTTCCGAGCGTTGATTATCTGGGGCTACCCTACGATTGACGATAACTACCGACTTTTGACTTACCATATCCCCACTAAGCGGTGGTCGTATGTGGATACGAATGTAAACGGTATCTCTGAGATGGCAACGCCTGGTATTACCCTAGAGGGCTTGGATGCCTTCTCTGCGTCTCTGGATGCCTTACAGACTTCTCTCGATTCTCGGCAATGGCAGGGTGGAAAGCTCTTGGTTGCGGGAGTGGAGGGGTCTAAGATTGTTACGTTTACAGGCCCAAGCAAGTCTGGAATTATCACTTCTGCGGATCTGGAGACGGGGGCCAATATGTCTATGGTGACCCTTGTTAAGCCGATTGTGGATAACGGGTCTGCGAGTGTGGCTGTAGACTCCCGATTCAACCTAAGTGAGGCGGTGAGCTTTGGCTCTGCAACTGCGGCAGATAGTGAAAATAGGGTTGGATTTAGGTCTTTAGGCAGGTATCATAGGGTTCGGGTAATTCCCTCTGGAAACTGGACAACGGCTATCGGATTTGAGGTTGATATTCAACAAGCAGGTGGTCGTTAATGCAGTTTCGTAGGCTACCTACGTTAGGTGGGACTCCCAGGCAGGTTGCGGAGATCCTAAACAACGCGATAGACGGTAAGACCAACAATACTGGCACGATCACGCTAGAAACTGGTAACGCAACGTCCACCACGCTTTATGATGAGCGTATTTCTGTAGACACAAAAATAGTCATCCTACCGTTTAGTTCTGCGGCATTTGCGGATGATGCGCCTTACGGTGAGTTTACGAATAACAACGATCAGACCGCACCAAGTACGGGAACCTCTGCGCTTGTAGAGTGGAGCGACACAGAGAAGTCTTCTGGCGTATATGTAAGTGACGATACGCGGGTTAATGTGCGTAATGCGGGTACTTATTCGGTTCAATACTCACTTCAGTTCGCTAACAATGGAAACGCTGGTGAGTACGCGGATGTCTGGTTACGAAAGAACGCAACGGACGTAGTTAACTCTGGAAAGCGGTATTACTTACCTGCTAGGAAATCAGAGGGCGAACCTTCTCATGTGGTCGGGACTTACGAGACTCTGATTACTTGTAGTGCAGATGACTACATACAGGTTGC